AGCCCTTCGAGTAGTCGAAGCGCGTGTCGTAGGCCTCCATCGCCGCGTTCAGGAGCTTGTGCCCCTCGCGGTCGATCATGCCGTTCACGTCACGCACGACCGGCACCATATCGGTGTTGGCCACCGTCAGGTACGCGTTGACCGCAGCCGACATGTCCGGGTCCTGCACAAACAGCTGTTTGATCAGCGCGCGCGAGTCGTTGGCCGTCCGCGTCGCGAAGATGTCGGTCAGGTGCTCACGATAGGTTGGGAGCGTGAGGATCTGCTCGGGCGCGGCCGGGTTGAATGTCCCCGGCATCGACTTGCCCTTACCGGCGCCCTTCGTGCGTGGCAGGATGATGGCAAGCGCCGACCCGATGGCCCCGCCGATGCCCTTAGAAGTGGAAGATGCTGCTTTGGGAGTGGCCATAGAGCTTTCTTAGGTTGTTGTCACCGGGTTTAACCTGCTGCACCAGTCCTGGCGTCCGGTTGATGCCCATGTCAGCACCCGCAATGGCAATGACACTGCGCACTTCGGTGCTCATCAGGATGGAGGCGTTGGTCGTGTGCAGCTTGACCGCGCTCAGCATGAAGCCCATCGCGTGGAAGTAGTGGTCGTTGCCGTTCAACTTCTTCCACTCCGCTTCCTTCTCGGGCTCCTCGTTACGGACCATGTCCTTCAGGTGCTCAGCGATCACGGACTTCTGCGTGCCGTAGCCCGAGAACTTGATCCGGCGCAGACGCACCGCTCGCGCGACCTCGTCGAGCAACATCGTCCGGTTCGACTGCATGTAGAGGATGTCGCCAGCCGGGTCCTTGATGAGATTGATTTCCTTCGCGCCCCGGTACTCGTTCGGCAGCACGCGCCGGTACGTGACGTCACGCGCGGCCTCAGAGGTCGGCGTGTACGGGTGGCGGTCACAGGAGCCGCCTACGACCCGGTATTCGTCGCAGATCCGCACCAGCTCGGTGAGCAGCTGGCCGACCGGCACCGCGATGAACTCGCGCACGTGCATCGAGCTGACGTCGTAGCCCTGGCCGACCACGATGTGGCAGGTCTGGCCCATGTCAACGCCGATCCACGCGGGCAGGCCGATGAGCGGGGGCTGCTTGAGCACGTTCTCGGTGAAGCACGCGTTGATGTCTGCGTCCGACAGGCGCTGGTCGCCGCCTGTGTGCGGGCGACCGAGCACGGTGTTGTACCAGCCTCGGATGAAGTCCTTGCGCTTGTACTTGAACAGCTCGGTGATAACGTACTTCGGACCCAGCCGTTCGGTCGAGAAGGGGAGGACCTGATAGCCGCGCGCGTGCTTGCGGTTCGGGAACTTCGCGACCCACTCACGCCGCTCGTGGTCGCCGAGGTCCAGCAGCCCGCCGCAGTGCTCGCAGTTGACCGTCGCGAGGTCGAGGTCGATACGGCCTGAGTCAATCATCGACTGGTCGATCTCCTCGAATTCGAGGTCACCGAGGCCGGGGAGCTGCACGAACGTCTTGTTGAAGTCGGGCAGCTGCCAGTGGTTGCAGTGCGGGCACTTCAGCAGGTACTGGTGCTGATCGCTCACCCTGAACGTCTGGTCGATGCCAAAGTCCTCGAACGTCGGGGTCGAGAAGCGGTGTGCGATCCGGTAGTCGGAGCCCTGCAAGCGCGAGCCGAAGAGCGCGAGGATCGCCTGATCGGTCAAGTCCACTTCGTCGTTGACGACCATGTCAGCTGAGATCGAGGTCGCAGCGCCTTCGCCCGCCGCAGTCACGTAGAGGAAGCTCTTGCCGACCTGGATCATCTCCTTCGTGCGGGTGGGCTTGCCACTGCCGATGGACTCCAAGTTGAAGACCTTCTCCTCGTCGACGATCGGGCGGATCCGGCCTGCTGCGATCCGCAGCATCATGTTCTCGTCGGGCAGCGTGTAGATCACCGACACACCACGATTGCGGGCGATGAAGGCCAGCACCTTGCGGATCTGAAGCTCGGTCAGCCCGACCTGAGACGGCTTGATCACGTCCATGTTCGGGTGCATGTCGTCCGCGATCTGCTTCTGGAACGGGTAGCGCTTGAAGCTGAAGGGCCGGTCGGCAAGGTGCGTGTTCGCGCACATCCAGTCCCCATAGGTCATCGCCGCTCGGTCAGTAGACCAGCGACTTGCAGCGCGATCGAGGAGTGATTGGAGGTACGGGTTGCTCATTGAGGCGGGCCTTGGAACAGGCGCTATTCTCAATGAGGCGTCCCTGCAACACAAAGGAAAACTGAATTCCTACACGACTAGACGATAGTTTCGGGGATTTATCTGATAGTTGCGCTGATTTTTGTTTTTATGTTTTCCAACCCGCGCTATCTTTGCACTCCTCGACGGAGGAACCAATGAGCGACTACCACTACCCCGAGCTGACTGAGCATGCCCAGTGGGCTTTCAAGACTGTCGTCACGCTGGCCCGTGAAAACAGCGACTACCTTAAGAGTCCGGATTGTCCTTACGACGATGCGCTCAAGAAGTTGATCCAGGACTCGATCTGGATGAGGCTGGACACGAGTGAGGATACGGAGGGGGGAGAGAAGTCAATTCCGATTTCAGAGGATGAGATCGATAGCACGCTGGCTGAAGACCTGTACGCGGTGTTTCAAGAGTTGAAGAACTACGGTAAGACCATCGGGAAGTCTGATCAAGCGGAGAAAATGGCGTACTTCCGCACCGCGACCAGTCTTCTAGAACGACTTGTGACAGCTCGTGAGCGGGCGATGGGGGTCAAGCAGGTCAAGGACTTTCAAGACACCGTGCTCACAGTAATGGAGGACACGCTGAGCCCCGCCCAGCGTACCGAGGTTATGGATCGACTTAGGGGCGCTCTGGCCCGTCAACTAGCTCTTGACGATAGCGCACCTATCACCACCACAGAAGAGTCAACATGAGACCAGAACGTCAACCTATTTTCGCACAGACAGCGCCACGCTACTACGCAGCGGGCCTGCCTGTCATCCCGCTTTTTCCCTTGGAAAAGCGTCCCATCCCGAACGACTGGTCGCGCTATTTCGATCATCCGGTCGAGCCCGAGCAACAGATCCAGTGGATCGAGTCGTGCCGCGACGGCAACATCGGCATCGTGCTCGGGCCGCAGTCAGGCATCTGCATGATCGACATCGACACGGAGGATGTCCGGCTGATCAACCTGATCGAGCAGATCCTGCCGCCGTCACCCTGGAAGCGCGTTGGCAAGAAGGGCTTCATGCTCGCCTACCGCTACTCGGGCCTGAAGACCTTCCGGATCAAGAATACCAGCGGTGAGACGATCTGCGAAATGCTGTCGGCACGTACGCAATCGGTGCTGCCGCCGTCGATCCACCCGGATACGCAGATGCCGTATCTGGCCAACTGCGAGCTGGTCGATGTTCACCGTAACCTCGTGCCGCTCGACGAGAACATCGAGGCGATCTTGCGCGCAGCGCTCACCAGCGCGGGGGTCGAGCTGTCGCACAGCGGTTGGACGCGGGTGGTGGACTACGCCTCGGCGGGCTCGCGCGACACGTCGCTGACCGAGCGGGCAGGACTCTTCGCCTACGCGGTGATGCGCGGTGACCGGTCGGTCAAGGAGGCGATCGGCATGCTTCAGGCCTATGCCGCGGACTTCGTCGAGAACGTCGCGGGGGACCCGATCGATGTCGACAAGCACGTGCGCAACATGCTGAAGTTCCTGCACCGGGACGTATTCGAGAAGCAGAAGGTGCTGCCGACCGGGTGGGACGAGGGGCTGACTAATGATGAGAAGGTCGCGTACGGTCTTGAGTTTTCGAAGGAGCAGGAAGAGTCCACGTTCGAGGACTTGAAGCAGTTCCTGATCGATGAGTTCGAGCGGTTTCCGAAGGAGAGCCCGCAGCGCGCGGCATCGATCGACAAGGCGTTGCAGAAGCTGGCCACCACGTCGAGCCTGAACAAGCTCGAAGAGGACCGCCTGCTTGAGTTCATCGGGCTCGCGGGGGGTATGGGGGTGCGGGTGTCGACGCTCAAGGCGCGCGTCAAAGAGCTGCGCATGGGCGACATCAAGGGCCAGGACCAGTCGGAGGTCGCGCGGGCGGTGATCAAGGACCTGGAGCAGCTGTATGCCATCCGCTCACACAACGGCTTCGTCTGGAAGTGGGCGGGGTCGAACTGGGAGAAGGTCGAGGACCAGTATGTCCTGTCGAGGATCAGCGCGGACTATGGCCATCTGGCTGCGTGCAAGAAGTTCAACGACCTCAAGGGCGTTTATAGCGTCATGAAGATGCTGATGACCCAAGGCATCAAGACGCTCGACGTGAAGGGCGTGAACTTCGCCAATGGGTTCCTGACCGAAGAGCTGAAGTTGCTGCCTCACGACCCCGGCTACGGCATGACGTACACGCTGCCGTTCCGGTATATGCCCGAGTTAGCGGGCAAATCGACGCTGTTTTTCGAGTTTTTGCGCAAGAGCTGGGGTGAGGACGAGGACTGTGAAGCCAAGATCATGGCGCTTCAGGAAGCCCTCGCGGTGACGCTTTTCGGGCTTGGGCCGAGGTATCAACGGGCGATTTTGCTGCAAGGCGCCCCGAAATCCGGGAAAAGCCAGCTGTTGCGGGTGGCTCAGGCGCTGGTGCCGGACTCAGCTCGGGCTGCGACGCCCCCTAATGAGTGGAGCGACAAGTTCCTGCCGACGCAGATGTTCGAGAAGATCATCAACGTGGCCGGTGAGCTGTCGGAAAAGAAGCTGGTTGATGGCCAGCGGTTCAAGGACATCATCGACGGCGCGGAGATGAGCGGGCAGCTGAAGGGTGGCCAGATCTTCCGGTTCAGTCCCGTCTGCACGCACTGGTTCGCGAGCAACCACTACCCGAAGACGGAGGACACGTCGGAGGGCTTCAACCGGCGATGGCTGGTGCTCCAGTTCAACCGGCCGGTGAAGGCATCGGAGCGGCGGCTTGACCTGGGCGACACGATCGTGGTCGAGGAACGCGAGGCAATCGTCGCTTGGGCGGTGCAATCGATGCTGCGGCTGCGGGTAAATAATGAGTACACGCTCCCCGAGTCCCATACCCAGACGATGCGTGAAGTCGCGAATTTGAATAACAGCGTACGTTTTTTTCTCATGGAGAGTGGCAAGGTGCGGATCGCCCCTCTCCAAAGTCAGTCATCCGCTGGGTCCAAGACTTCGACCCCCACCTGCGTTCCGGAGCTGAAACTTTATCAAGCATATTGGTCCTTCTGCGTCGGACCGGGCAGTGCCAAGCCTGTTGGATCGACTCAGTTCAGAGCAAAGATGAGGGAGCTGGCTACCGAGTTCGGATTCAAGCTTTTAATCAGAGGCACGGAGATGGGGGGCCAGGAGGTCAACTACGAAAATCTCACACTTGTGGGCGTGACGGGGTCGTCGAGTACCCCAATAGCCCCTTCTGGCGAGAAGCTGAGCACCGTCTAGCGCTACAAATCTTCAACAAAGAGAACGATTACTAACTCTAAAAAGGAAAACCCCTACGATAGCTGGTCGTAGGGGTTTCAGGCACTGCTGGATCGAAACATC